TTAATTGTGATATCGCTGATCCGGATACAACGACTTTTTTCCAAGTTGGCATTTTCTATAAGGTTTTAAGTTACAATTTCTTTATAATAAATATACGGTTATTCACTATTCCTGTCCAATATATAGATCATAATTTGAATCTAAATACATTCCTCCTTCAACCGCTGTTGGAGTACTAGATTGAGTTGTCAATCTTAGTATTCCTTCGTTAGTGATACTAAACTTCTTATCACTTCCACTATAAATAGCTAGAGTATCCCCTGCTGTATCGAGTTGCAGTGTTAAACTTCCAGTTATTTGTATGTTATTTGTTGTTGCATAATCAGATCCAGTTAAAGAAAATATACTTGTATCTGATAAATTTTGGACGGCACTTATAAAATGAGATGATCCTGTGTTTAGGGTTACACTTCCTCCTGTTAAGCTAATACCATTTCCTGCAGAAACATCTAAGGATACTGATCCTTGTGTTCCACCTCCTGTTAAACCATCTCCTGCAAATACTGCTGATATATCTCCTGTACCTGCTACGTTTGTAGGTACCCAAGAAGAACTTGATGCATTCCATGCAAGTACGTCTCCATCGTCTAATGATGCTGTTGATACGTCTGTTAAATCTCCAATATTGGTAGCTCCTCCTCCTCCGGATCCGAATCCAGTAAATACTGCCCAAGAAGAAGAATCAGAGAAACTTATAGGCGGGTTAGCAGGTGTAATAGTAGCCTGGTAAGTTGCAGACTCTCCTTCAACCCATACTATCTGGTCATTCTCTATTCTATTAATAGGTATACTTAATAGTACAGCTTTTGATGCTACAGTATAAAACGAACCTTTTAACAGATTAATATCTGCTATCGCTAAACCTGATGAGGAGGCTGCAGCACTTAACGTTAATTTAGATCCTATTGCTGGCATATTCTATTATGATGGTGCGCTACCACTTGATGGTCTAATATCAAGTAATAATGTACTAGTTCCTGACACTATATTATCTGGTCCAATCATAGTCCAAGTACTAAATCCTAGATGAGGATTTAATAAATTAAGATTATGAATGTTCGAAGCTTCTGTGGTTCCTAGACCTGAACCTAAAGCTGTTCCATCTGTTGCTGCTTCCAATACATATTCATGTAATGTTGAACCAGCATACCCATCTGTCATAGATGTTGGTATTCCTCCTACATCTGAACCTGACGGTATAAGAATTACAAATCTATCAGTTGCATATGGTATAGTACCCATCGATCCTAATACCGATGAAACACTAGCTCCACTGCCTGATTCCCGTAATGTTGCTGTTTTAGTTCCTCCATAGGAATAAGTAAATGAACTGCTTCCTATAGATCCACTTAATAATGCTGTTACAAATCCTACTGTTGAGTATCCTAATGCAGATGGTGGTGTAGATCCATCTGTTGAAGAAATACCTAATTCTACATCATATCCTGAACCTCCATTATTACCTACTGTATATACATAGATCTTACCTAGATCTAAGGATTGTGTTACTACTATTGACTCACTTGTCAATGTTACACTTTCACCGTAATTATCAGTCACTGTTAAATCTACATAGTAAGTACCTCCTGATAAAGAACCTGTTGGTTGAACTGTAAAAGGTGAGGATGAACCTACTACATTGAACTTATTGCCGTTCACTCCGGCAACAGTAAATGTGAATGGTGAATTGTTTTCTGTATCTGTAACTGTTAAAGTACCTGCAGTTGATCCACTCGTTGCATTATTTGATTCATAGTTTGCTGTGCGAGTGAAATTAGCAGATGGTGATGAGTTACCAAATACTGTAGCTGTTACTGAACTGCTTCCTACGTTATCATATTGATCTCTAAATGTAATTGTGCTTGAGAATGTATCACCACTTTGTGTTGCTGATCCGCTCAATGTTACACCAAGAGTTAAATTACCACTTCCATCTATTACAATTGCTGCATTAGAAGAAGTAAACGATTGTACTGCTGCACTTCCATAATTTGGAGCATAACTTACTCCAACTGATGCTAAATTACCATTTTCATATCCTGAGGCATCTCTAAATGGTGCACCGCTCTGTGTTGATTCTAAAATATATACAGCAGTATCTCCTGTTAATGTTCCATTACTTGCTGCTGCTATTGTTATTGTATCAGTTTCTGTATTAGTTCTGAATCTGTGTATATCTTGAACTGATGCAGTATACGAATAAACTGATGCACTTAAATTTTCTGTTGCTTGTACTAACCAAGAAGTTCCTGATCTTATCGCATTTAATTGACTTCCTGTACCTTGAAATGTTACTCCTGCATAATCTATAGTGTCACTTTCTGTATCAGTAAATGTTAGAGTTACTAATGTACTACCTGATCTTGCAAGATTAGTATTTTGATTACCGCTTGTATCAGAAAAAGATATATCTGGTGCATTATTAGTAGTAACATTAACCGTTATTGTATCTGACCCTATGTTGTCGTATTGATCTCTAAAAGTAATATTAGATGATATTGTATTACCAGATGCTGTTCCAGATCCACTTAGATCAAATCCTAAGCTTAACGCTCCTACACTTGATACATTTATTTGACTATTAGATGATGTAAAGGATTGAACTGCGGCTGAACCATAAGAAGGAGAGTATGTAACCCCTAAATCACCTTGTGTACCTGTTCTACCATTTGAGTTTGTAACTATATTTGTTCCATCTACTGCTGATTCTATTATATAGAATGTTCCATTTGTAGTCAACGAACCTGTAGGTGCTTGAGCAATAGTTAAGGATCTATTATAGTTTCTTACTTCATCGTAGTTATCTTTTATACTAGCCGAGTAGTTATAAGTACCTGCTGCTAAATCAGATGCTGCATGTATTTGATACGATGATGAATTTGCATTTTGAGGAACTAAAGTAAATGATGATGCATTTGTACCAGACAGAGACATTGAATAAGGTGTATCTGAATCTGGGTCTGATATTGATACACTTATCATATTAGTACCACTAGTTGCAAGGTTAGTGTTCAAATTACTGCTTTGATCACTGAATGATGCTGTTGGTAATCTGTTTCCAAGTACACTTGCTGTTATACTAGTTGTTGTAGTTGTTGCAAATGTATTAGTAAAAGTTATTAAACTTTCTATTGTTGCACCACTTTGTGTTGCTGAACCGCTTAAATTTACTCCTAATGATAGTTGACCTGTTGAACTATTAATCGTCAATGCTGCATTAGATGAAGTGAATGCACCTGATTGGTTTGAATTAAAATCAGCCTGTGTTGAACCGTAAACTGTAGTCTTTATTGTAGTACTGTTTGTATCTGATTCTATTATATAAGGGCCAGCAGACCAGTTATCAGTTATTAAAGCTGGTGTATCATCAGTTATTGGTATAGTGATAGTTGCAGGTGAGGATAAAGTATTGTAATTATCTCTAACCTGAACAGTATATTTGTAAGAGTTTATTAAATCAGAATTTAAGTATACTCCTGTCTTTCTTGTTACATTACCACTTGAATCCATTTGGAATGGATTTTCATGTGGATCTGATTTTTGACTTGTACCGCCGTATGAACCAGTTGCTACTGGAGATCCATCTAACTCTAAAGAACTTAAAGTAAAGTTAGTAAATGTTATTGTATCACTTTCATCATCACTTGCTGTTATAGAATCTACAGAAGCTCCATTTGCGCTGTTTTCATTAATAGATGAAAGAGTTTGGTCATTTATTACCGGTACAACATTGTCTACTACTGTAATGGTTATTGCAAGAGATGAACTTGCATCTGTATCTTGTGCTGCTTCATAATGTTCATCAGAAGCAGTAATACTCATTGTATAAGAACTTGTAGTTTCATAATCAAGTGAGCTAGTTAACTGGTTTAGTTGAACATAAGTACTGTATTTTACTAATTCAAAATGTGAGTTATCAGATTGTGATCTAATAGTTATAGTATCGCTATTTGCATCTGTAAAAAATATTCTTCCAATATTTGATTCTATTCCTTCATTTTCATTTCTATTAACTGCAAAAGAAGTAATAATAGAACCAGCAATTGAAGTCTGTCTAAATACCGGTGCTGAATTAGCAGTTACGTCTAGATATATTGTTGATGTATCAGATCCACCAAAAGTATCAGTCACCTGCACTAACACCGGATGTGCAAGAGTACCATCACCCCTATTTACTGTATTGAAATTTTCAGTTGTAGGCACTGTATTTAGTGTTACTACACCGCCGGATGATATCTTAACAAAGTCATCTGTATAACCAGATTGTGTGTTAAATGTTAGTGACTGTCCTTCTGGATCTGTGGCAGTAAGAGTGGTAACTGTAGAACCACTGGTTGTAAATTCCGCTATATTAAATTGTGTTCCGCTAGTAAAAGATGGTCCTGTATTAGGATAGAACACTGCATTTAAAAAGTCTTGGACACTGCCTGATGTACCTGGGTTGAATGATGATGTAAAAAATCCAGGTAGATGTTGTTGTGATATTATTCTATTACCGTTATAGGTAACGTCTCCTCCTCCTCCTGATCCAAATCCACTTCTTACAGCCGATGCTGAAATAAAAGAGTCAGAAATAAAAGAAGCTGTATCAGCTTGTACTGCATGAGAAGAAGATACTTCTGTTATTATCTCATGTGATGATGAAACTGCATATGATGCAGATAATACTGTCATTGAGCTAGTTTGACTAGCTAAGATATATGAACCTGTTGCTGTTTGTAGACTATCAACTTGTGTCTGTATTGACCCTGTAAATGTATTAAGGGCTGATATGTCTGTTGAACCTCCGCCTGAACCAGTATCTATTGTTATAGAAAAAGTAGAAGCATCACCTTTTGTGAAGGTAATTGTATTTCCTGTTGCTGAAGCTGAGTTAATTAAACTACCTGTATCGGTAGAACCACCACTTGCTGATGGTAGGGTAACTGTATTACCGTTTAATATAGAAAGTTCGTAACCGTTTAATGATAAAGTTTGGTTTGCACCAGAGACACCAGTAACTACCTCCCCATTGACGAGAAGAGATCCTGATACTTCTAATGAACCTGTTAGAAGTCCGTACGACCCTAGGTTTGGGTCAATTTGTTTCCACTTTATTAATGCCATCTACTTACTAGTCTGCAAATTTACCACTAATCATATACTCATCGTCTGAGTCTATTACGTAATTTAATCCTTCCTTTAATGTAACTAAGACATTACTGCCTGATTGTGCTACAGAAGCGAGTACATCATTCTCTACTACGACTCCATTAATAAATAGGTTAAAGTCCTTAGTACTTAAAGCCGGAAAACCAGCTGGTGGTGTTGCTAAAGTAAGAGATCCCCAATCAAGAGATGCACTAACGCCTGCTGATGCTGGTGTAACGGTTACTGTCTTTTGATTACTTGAGAATACTTTGTTTAATGCTAAATAAGCTTTTTGTTCTGCTGTCATCGATTCTTCTATATTTATTGTGTTAATTTTAGATGCTGACTGGTCATAAAACCTGATAGATCTTGAATTTGCTCTTGTATTTGAATATTTAAAAGGCATATTATGATTTTGGTAAATTATTTATGTCTACTACTGTTTCTACTCCAAATAAAACCGATGCTTTGTTAAAGAACTTAGCATTACCTTGTGGAAGTGTATTTTCAGCATTAGGAACAACATGTCCTAACAGCTTTATACTAAAATTAGTCTTCACACTTCTATCTTGTCCTTGAACAAGTTCAGTTATTGTTGTATAATCATCAATCATGGCTCTGAAGTTAAACTTATCTGGATCTCCCCAGTAAGCATCAGAGGCATAATTTATACTTTCTACTAAACCGTTCATTTGTTCTACATATTCTGTAAATATTGTACAAGAATAAGTTATATTTAAATAATCTGGTATGACTACCCCTTGGTATTCCTTTTGAATAGATCTGGTTGTAAGGGCTGAGAATCTATCATATTGATTTTTCTTTGACCACTTCTTTTCAAACACTCCAAACTGTGTTGGATTATTTGCATCCATCTTATTTCCAAGGTTTCTATTCTTTTCTATACTATCTCTTTTAAAGAAGATTAGCGGTACTTGTATTTTACCGTTTCTATCTCTATAGAATCCGTCTTTTTGTACAGCTGACCATCTTTCTGGTGATCCATATAGTACTGGTACTACTTTTTTATTACCGTTTTGTATAACAGATGGTTTAATTACACTGTTAAAATAATAAAATATCGCTTCATCTATATCTCTTAGACCAACAGCAAACTTTTTTACCTTATCATCCTTTACAGAACGTTGGTATTCACGTTTAAGTTTGTCATCTACATTAGTTTTCTTGCCTTCATAGCCTTCGACTTTGTAGGTCTTAATAGAATTTTGAGATAACTCTCTTTGAGATTTAGGATTAACGTTATTATCTGCCATATCTACGTGTTACGTGAGATCTATACTGTCTTTTAAATTGAGAGAATACGTTAAAAAGCTTTTGCAATCTTTCATCTGTTGGATACTTTCTTAATATCTTTTTAAAGTCTTGATAAGCGTCTTCTAAATTATCATCCACACCTATTAATGGTGTATATTCAACATCCCAAGTCATTTGACCTGTAACTGGATCTGGTCCGCTTACTTTAGTTGTTTTAAAGTCAGGATTTTCTTCTTTTAGTATGTCTTTTATTTTCATATTTTAAAATTCTGATATAGTATTAGTAATACCGGTACGTTCTCTTCTTGTTTGGTGACAATCTACTATAATAGATAGTGATGAACCAAATCTTGAACCATAATTACTTAAGTTATATGTTTTATCTCTTCCAACAAACAGTTGATTCTCTCTAACTGTATCTACTTCATAGTAATCTTCATGCCACATTAGTATATCTCCTACTTCTGGTACAACTTGTACGTCTTCTAGGTCCTGTCTAATAAAAGCAAATGATGCTTCTCTACTTAAATCAGGTCCAAAGTCGTCTGTTGTTATTACTTGGTCACCTCTTGTTATTAAACAATTAAGCTTAAGTGGTTCCATCCAGTTTTTAGTTAAAGATTCCCCGTATAAGTTCGATAAAGTATCTTCTAGACTTAACTTATAGTATAATACAGCCTGTTCTACTACATCTTTCAGTAGTTCTCTATTAATATTAACTAGTAAATCAAAATCTCTATTTGTTCCAAATAACATTACTTCTCTTCTATCGTTTTATCAGCAACTTTCACACCAACTATAGTGGAATACTTACTTAATGCGTTATTTTTTAAAGAATTAAAAGCTTCTGGTGCTGATTTCTGTGAAATAAGCTTTACTTTTAATACTTGTCTGCCTTTTCCTAGGTCAGATGCTAGTGTTACAGTAGTTACTCCTGGTAGAGCTCTCATTAATTCAGCTATTTTAGTAGTACTATCATCTTTATATACTACTTTTACCATAGCTTCATAGGTTTTAAACTCTATTTCTGTAAGTAACTGTAACAATTTCATTATCCAATGTATATAGTCATAGGTA